TAGGCAATCTTTTTATCCGCCATTATTTCACACTAGCCTTTACTTCATCTTGTAACTTCAATAAAAGTCTAAGCTCAAATATCTGCCCTTGAGCATATTTAACCTGTTCAAAATTATTTGCTCTTTCAAGCATAACTTGGCACTGCTCAATACGATAGTTAGCATAGTCTTCTATAGATTTAATATCCAATCTGTCATTTACAATTGGTAATAGCTCCATAGCTATATTCTTTGGTATACTCATTTTATGCCCATACTCTTGATGGTGTATTTACTAAAGCAGGATCATACAGCTTAACGCCATGTGGTCCTTTATATCCAGCGGGAACTTTATTCTCGCCAATAGGTTCAAATACAAGATTTGGAATCATGGCGAATAGATGTGTACGTTCAAAGATACTTTTTACATTATCATCTTCATCGAATTGAGGTAACGTAGTTTACCATTAACGTCTAACTGTATGTCTGTCCACTGATCATCTTCCAGAGTTGGAAGTGTAGAATTATATCTTCCTCTTAATGCTGTCATTCAATTTCCTTTTTGCTATACCGATGTTTGTCCAACCGGATTTATTTCTTTTTATTAAGGTAAGTCTTTACCTTTTGTCTATCAAGTCTTAGTTGCTCCAATTCTTGTGGAGTCATCTTCTTTGCCTTTTTCTTTTTAGGCATCGTAGCTAACTGATTTAGTTTTACTAATGGATTTACTGCCATTTATACACTCGCACTTTGTGGTCTAACCGCACTTGGATTGCCGCCATTGGCTCCACCACCACTTCCAGTGAACCCGCTTGCATTCGGTTCGGGAGCCATGCCCGGAGCTATGTTACCTCCACCGTTACCAGTAGGGTCAGTCACGCTTGGAGCCCCTATAGGAGAGGCTGGCTGACCTTGAGGCACTATCCCTTGAATGTCGTTCATCTGCTTCATGATCTGAGCCTGAATAGCGGCTTCTCTAGGATCATTAACAGACTTGTCTTCTTCCAAATCAAGTGATGCAGCAAGTTCACGTAGTAGATAATCACGCTTAACAAATGGAGCATCCATTGGATTAGCTGTAAGTTGTAGGAACTGTAGAATCTTCTGAGAACGAACTTCATTTCTCATTAATGATTCTGTACCTCTAGCAACTACATCCAAATCACCATTCAGGTCTTCATTGAAATCAAATTGCATATTCCATGCATACAAATCTTTACCTAATGGACGTAATATATAGTCATCTAGATTACGTACTGTAGCCTTAACACTTAAAGCAGCAGCACCCATTAACATGCTCATACCAGATGCTGTTCTACCCATTCCCTGTACACCAGTACCACCGTGCGCATAAGACGGCATAGAAGTAGCTTCGTCAGTTAACTGTCTAGCTTTATCGTACATCTGTAACAGTTCATTAGTAACTGTTGGGAACTTGATACCAAAGACAGATTGACCAGTTTGTCCACCTTGTCTTCTGAAAATCTTACCCGGATGCACTTCCATATTCTGACCGGGAACCATATTAGTTTCATCAATTTCGAATACAAGGTTACCAGACAAAGCAAGATTATCTACAGCCATACGCATAGTACCGTTCATCAACAGTTGAGTATCGGCCATGTTTTCTGCAACACCAATACCAAAGAATGAATATGGGTTTAGTTCATACGGAGCAGCATGATAAGGAATACGCTGTGGAGTAAATGGATTGATTACCAGTCGTAGCGTCTGCCCATTACATATCCATGCATTAATGCTGTATTCATCTCGTCCAGATAATTCTTCAGGAATAACAAGGTCAGTGTCTTTAAGCACTTCAGCATCTACTGTTCCCCAAAATTCTAATACTTCGTAGCTTTCATTAGATACCTGATCTTTATCATCGTCTAATACGCTTTCCCAAAATTCAGGTAAGTAATTAACACCATAATCAATAGCAAGATCAATTGATGATCCTCTAAAGTGTGGTCTACGCTTTAATGCACGTAGCTGAGATTTACTCATCTTATGGCGTTCAATCGTGTATTCAGCTTCGGTCATATTCTTAGCATCGGCATCTGGATAGAAATTCCAAATACTTGTAGCAGATACTCTAGGCACCTGCGATACTACAGGAGAATATACACCCTCTACACTCCACTTAGGATATTCTTTTTCAGTTACGAATGGTCCCTTTAGAACACAATGTCCAAATAGACATAGCTCAAATGCTGCATAACGAAGATGTGAGTCTGCATTAGATTCTGCTAACTGATCATGGATTTTTCTTTCCATCTTTTTAGCAGCTTCCTTTACTGGTTCCCATGTAGCAGCAGTAGGAGTTTTACCAGCACCTTCCTTTAGCACATCCTTGATCTTCGATAGAGCCTTAGCCAATGGGCCTAACTCTTTTCTGGCTATAGTAGACGGCATAGTGTCTTGCTGAGCCTTAGGATCAATGTGTACCGCTTCAGGAACGTTACCAGTAGCAACAGGTGTAGGTTCAATACCAATAGGGAATTTACCACCAGCAAATAAAACATCAACTACTTGCGCGTATGCAGCAAGCACTTTAGTCTTAGTTACCTTGATAAAGAAGCGAGACTTTTCTTCTTCAGTAAACTGAACATCAGGACCATACAGGCCACGATAGTTTCTGTACGCTTCTAGCCATCTAGTTTCATCCGCCTGTCTTCTGATCTTTGATCTACTAAAACGCTGTTGTATATGATCAACTAACGGATCAAGCTTATTAATATTGGCTTCTGGATTACGTTCTTCTTCTAAAGCAAGAACTTTCCCTTCTTCTGGCATAGCTATTTCCTGAGAAGGAGTTGGTTGTGAGTCTAAAAATCCCATTTATCCTAGTATCCAAATCGTTTGTCTGCTGGTCTATATGTAGAACCAAATTGTTGTCCACCAAAATCGAATACAGAAGTTGATCTTGGTCTAGTCATTATGCCATATCTAATAGAGTCGTATGTATGGTCCGATGCATGTTTATCATCAATATCGTCTACACCATCAGGATGAACTGGCAAAGTAGGTAGATCGGAAATAATCTGTCTACATGTATTGAAGAACATTATTCCCGGTCTATAGATAATTTCGTTGTATTCATTTGTACCACAATCTTTAAGCTTTAGCAATTCATGTAATCTATTCTTACCAGCAGTACGTGAACCTTTGCCTCTATCTGATGGACGCCATCTACATCCTCTTTGAATCATTTCTTCAGCAATAGATGGACCACGTTGTCCGCGTTCACTCCATACAGAACTATCCAGTACTCCATATAGTATGTTTTCATTCTTTTCAAGATCAAGAATCATATCTGCTAATTCAGCACCAGTCTTCTTAGTTACGTATAGTTCTCTATACACAACCAATGTTTCATAGGCAGGATCAATAGCATACCAGTGTACAGCACTAAATGAACTATAACCATAGTCGCATGATCTGAATCTTTTCCATCCGCTAGGAATAACAAAAGGCTCTACAACGTGATCATGTTGCGTGAATTCAGGAAATGCCGCACCATCCATGATATCCCAATTACCATATAAGAGTTGTTCTCTTAGATGTGTTGGCAAAGATAGTAGTGAAGCTTCATAAGAATCGTCTTGAGTCAAAAACGGATTATCTGATAGCTTGGCAGGAATAAATCTACGCTTGAATAATGGTTGTCCAGCTTTCTTATGCTTAGGAGGATATACAAGTTCTCTACCTGTTTCCAAATCCTTTGCATTGAATGCTACACCCGGTACAGCAGGATCAACAAACATCTTCTTAATCCAGTGACCACCAACACCACCGGGGTTAGCACTGGCACGTTGACTAAGAGGTATATTAGGATCAGTAGAACGTAGACGAGAACGCATATAGTTCCATGCGTAAGGTGTACTCCAATGCCCTAGCTCGTCAAAGCCAATCCATGTGAAAGCCTGACCCTGATAACGTTCAACGTCTTCGTCTCTATCAAGATACGTCAACCACATTTGAGCACCAGAGGGGAATGTCCATCTAGATTTCTGTTCCTGCCATTTAGCACCCGGAAATGCTTTAGGATAAAGCGATTGAGACTTACTGATAAGTTCTCTTAATTCATCGTTTGTTCTACGGAACAGTACCCCATTGAAGTTAGGGTTATCAAAATAGCGCATAGGGTCTGCCAGCAAGGCATAAGACTTACCTCCACCAGCAGCACCACCATACAATACCTCTTGTTCTGGTGCGGCTAGGAACGCTTCCTGTGGGCCGGGATTGGGTCTGAATACAACCTCCCTACCATCATCCTCTTGTGGCGTATGATCAGGCTGTGTGCCAGTGTCAGGCATGTCAGGATCGTCAAAGTGCAGCTTCTCAGTGATAGCCTTAAGCTTTGACTTTCGACTTTCTAATGTGCGCTGTGCTCCTTGAACTAGTCTAGATAGACGTAAGGCTTCTTTACCTTCCTTTGTCTTAGGAGTCATGGCACGTTTACGCTTACGTAGAGCTTTTGCTCTAGGATTATCTTTTTCGTGACCTCTATACTTTGCCCATATGTTTCTTATGCCCTGATGGGAAATAGGCTTACCTAATTGCTCAGATAACCATTCGGCAACTTCTCTTGAAGATTCACCCATATCCAGATGATCTAGAGCCTTTTCAATATGAATGATCTGCTCTAAATCAGGAATAAAAATAGAAGTATCTTCAGGGTCTGTTTTATATCCCTTTGGTATCTTCTGAGTCAGGTTGTATCTTTTAACAATAGGCCAGTCATGTCTAGGTGTAAATGTATCTGTCATTAAGAACAATATATAGCTGAATCAGACTAAATTGTAAACAAGTAAAAACCCCCGTAGTCCAGTCAAGGAAACTACGAGGGTCTTGCGGGAGAGCAACCAACTATACTACAGTACGGTATAGTACGTCTTATCATTCAGAGGATAAGTCTCAATATGGTGCTAGCGGATGGACTCGAACCACCATCGCGTAGAGCTTCAATCTACCGTTCTACCATTAAGAACTACACCAGCAAATTATACAAATTGGAGAGTCGTCTAACGGCAGGACTACTTGCGCGGTATACACTTCTTGGAAAATAGCAAACTTACGATAGGCATTAGTTGTACGAATAGAGTTAGAAATTTCAGTAGAAACAAAATTCTTTGCTGCGCCTAATGTCTTAAATTCAATTTGAGTACCAATATACGAACGTTCTACATCACCACTACTATTAATAGCATCAGTAAATTCGCGCACAAAAGTCGGCGTAGTCTTTTCAATAGCCAATGTCATCTTTTTTACTCCTTGTAAAGATGTAAAGTTATTTGCTCTATATTTTCTACCATTCACATACACCATAGCTCTGCATACATTAAATGTATAGTTAAAGCCTGCCTTCCTAAAGTATGCTGAAGAATACGAGTCTGAGATTATACTAGTAACTTGATACTCAGTATAATGCCATAATGTTATAATTTGACTATTTTCAGTAAGCTGAACTAAATCATTAGGCCATATAGTAGTGTCAAATATATTACCATTAATGTCTATATAGNNNNGATTAAGCACTAATTGAATTGTGTCATTATGTGTTAAATCAAGTTTTTTTAATCCAAGAGGATTTTTTCTAGAGTTAGGCGTGCTTTTATCTAATCTAGATAACAGTCTAGGAAAGTCAACCATAGTTATGCTCCTTATGGTATGTGTGATATATAGTGGAGCCGCAACAAGGAATCGAACCCTGATTTCTGCCATACAAAGGGAGTGTAATTGGCCATTATACTATAGCGGCATTAAGTTGGCTGATCTTCATGGATTCGAACCACGATCTTCAATATTCAGAGTATTGCGTCCTACCAGTTAGACGAAAGATCAATATGTATGGAGCGGTCGAAGGATTTTCGCCTCCAATTCACTAATATACCTCAGGCGATCAACTCCCTACATATACTAGCAATATAACGCCACCTAGGCACCGCATGGATGAAGTGGATCGGGAACCTAGACTCGAACTAAGATTCTAAGGGTCAAAGCCTTTTGTTCTACCATTAAACTATTCCCGAGTTAGTTATATAATGTACTGTGTTCAATTCTATGACAATTAGAGCATAAAACATCGCATTTTGCTATTTCTAATAGAATCACATCTTTAGAGATATTTTTAAACACCATGTCAGTTATTCCACTTACCTTAGTAGATGGGTCACGATGATGAAATTCTAAAGCAGCAGGATGGTTAAAGCCGCATTTTACACATGATAAATTGCGTTTTATATCTATAAACCATTTCAGTTTATTTTTACGACAGCGTACTACCGCAGCTTTTTGTAACTCTTTATTTTTGTATGGCATTAATTCAAACTTATTTTTGGTGGTGGTATAAATTTTATCTTTGGTAGTTGTCTTTCTATCTCTTTTCGCATATCGTCAGTCATATATACCGATACATGCACAGATGATCTAATGTGTCTATGATCAAAAACCCATATATCACCTATTTCTGCACCTGTAGACAACACCACATGAAAGAACTCACCTAAAGAACTTTTACCTAAGTTTGGACTATAGAAGTCTTTAGTATGCCACCAAGTAGCACCCTGTTTTTCAAGTACGTATTTACTCATATTCTATATATAGCTACAATAAACGCAAATACAGCTAAAGCAATAAATCCTATAACAACTAAAGGCAGTAAATGCACTATGAATACACTAATAATTAATAGCAAAACACAGATAAAAAATCCTACTACAATCATACCTTTACCATTGTATGAAATATAGTCTTCTATAGCCTTAAAATC